TTCTTATTATATTTAATAATATGTCCTCACTCTTAAATCTCTCTTCCAGTCTTTTCAATCTCATTAAACTATCAAAATCAGTATCAAACAACTTAAACTCTTTATTGCCTATATGTACTTCAATATGTGTTTCGGGGTCAGATCGTACCAATTTAGTTATTAAATATGTGTTGTTTCTATTAGGATTAAATACACTTTGAAAAGGGATTAATTGCCCTACTTCTAGGTTCAAATCTTCGACCAAAGAAGGTTTCATTAATAAAATTGTTGAACTGAACCCACCCTTACGTCTGTCTATATAATTTTGACCGATTAATTCAGCATCATCAATAGAAACTACATCTGATAAGGTAATTGTTGTAGAACTTATAACATTATTAGCTTCAGTAATACTTTCCTCGTCACGTACAGTAACAGGAGTCTCTATTAACCGAGTTATCTTAATAGCAATATTATTAGTACCACTAGGAGGAATGCTCCCAGGTTGGAAAGTTAATAATTGGTTGGCAGAATCTAGAACGACATCTACCCCAGTTTCTAACACGTTTTTTTTACCGATTGTTTGTTCTATACCATCAACAGTAACTTCTATTGAATCAGGAATGAAATTCAAAGTAAATTCTGTTTGTGCTCCTGTTCCTGACTCTAATTGTGTCGGCTCAACAACCCTGTCAAAAGCACCTTCAACATTAACCTCATTAACAACAGAAGTATCGTCATCTTTCCATACTAATTGTTTATTAACTATATTATTATTAGTTCCTCCTGCAAAGATTGTACTAGTATTTGTTCTAAATCCTCTCGGCTCGAAATAAACTTTATCCGAACTAGACTCATAACGCCATTGCCAGTTAATTCTATCAGCCAAAGCATCTGCTCTCTCTGCAATGTCAGTTCCTTTTACTAAAAAATCAGTTAATAAAATAGTAGTTCCTGAGTCCTGAATTGTGGAACTATCATAAGAAAGTCCTGCATTATCCATTAAATCTTTAAAAATTTCCGAAATCTTTCCTCCCTCAGTACCAGTAATTTTATAATGTTTCCTTAAATTAGCAAGAACTGCTTTATATTTGTTTGAGTAAGCAACCACATTCCAATGTTGGACATCTTCATTCTTTTTTATTACTAACCCTTTAAATCGTCTAATATTAGCAGTCCCAGAATAACCCTCATATATTTCTAAAGATTGATATTTTGTAAATAAAGTTTCTCCATTACTCACATTCCCGAATCCTCGATTATAAATGATAGTCCTTTCATTAGTGCTTAACGCCCTAGGATAAAATCTAACATCAGTCAATCTTCCATCAAAATAACCTGTAGTAATTGTTGAATTTACTCCAAATAAAATATTATTTGCTATGTCTGTCGTTCCTGTAGCACTCTCACTAGCTTCTAAATTATTATTAATATAAATATATTTTGTACTACCATCATAAATTATCTGGATGTGATACCAAGTATTAGTACTAATAGTAAAGCCTGATGATAAATAACTATCACTTAAACCATTAATAAAAAAATCTAATTGTTGACTACCATTAACACTAATATAAAAATGATCATTAGTTTCAGATTGAATTATTCTTTGTGCACTTGTACTATCAAAATTAACCCAACAAATTATAGAAAATGCTCCTAAATTATCTAAAAAATTACTATTAGTATCAATATAACTACTACCATCAAAATCACTTGTTTGTGTTCCTGAAATTAAACCAGTGTCATAAGATTCTGTACCATACCAAGTACCATCATTTCCATTACCTGAACTGTCCTCAGCATTACCATTTAATTTCCACCAACCTTGTAAGTCTGTTATTTCGCCAGGAAATAAATCTGAAACGCCCTTATTAATACGTAAGTTTACTTTATCTACACCGTCAGTAAAAATATCCTCTATACGATACCCATTACGATAATCAGTAATATAAGTGCTACCTAGTTTAATTTCTATTGTCTTAACCATCTTTTACTTGCATTAATTTCATAGTATATTCTAACACACTAATCTTGCCAGCCACTCGAGTATAATCAACCTCAGCCACAAGAACTTTAATGGGGTCACTGCCATCATCATCTTGATACTCTATACCTATTGGTGTCACATCAGGCGTCGTAGTTCCATCACCATTTATTGCCCAATTTTTTAAATATCCTTTAAAGGTATTAATAGTCGAAGTATTACCAACAACTATCCCAGAAATATTAATAGTTAATTGGGATGCAAGAGTTTTAACCGCTTCCATATTATCACTATCCCCAAAAATCTCAGGAATAAAAGATAAACCAGGATTCTTGGTAGTATTTTCAATTTGAATATGACCTAAATCTATATTACTCCCTCCAGGGTTCTGTTCTAATGTTGCCATTTATCTACCAAAACTTGACCTCCTACTCATTTTTTCTTGTAATATCTCAAATAATTGCTCGACCACATTATTTATATCTTGGTTAGAACTTAAAACGGGATTATTAATAGTAATATTCTCTATCTTAAGGCCTCCACCTACACCTCCATTAGTAATATTTTCTAATCTGCTCAGAGGTATAATTGCTTCTGGTTCTCTTTCTCCCACTGTAACTGTAGTCCTTCTATCCACTATACTACCACTTGCACTAAAAAATCCTCTTACTCCTTCTTTAATACTAGAAAAGAAACTTTTTGCTTTATCTATTATACTCCCAAAAAAACTCTTAGATTCACTTTCTAAATCTTCACTAACTGCGTCTATTGTTTCTTGGTCACCAAATAAACTAGAGAACCAACCTTTGATTTTACTACTTAGACTTTCTTCAGCTACTTCCTCTGTCTCTGAACCAAATAAATTCTTAAGCCATTGATCAGTTGTGGATTGTAATCTATCTTTAGCCTCTTTTTGTTCTTCTTCAGAACCAAAAGTACTATTAAGCAAATCTGTTAATAATTGTTTTGCAGTCTTACCAGTTTCTGTGTCATCAGTACCTAAAATTGTGTTAGTTAACCAAACCCCTATGTCGAAAGTTCCCTTAATAAAATCCGTAAGAAAACTGTCAATATTAAAAGTTTTTAAATCTTCAACTAAAACTCTATGACCCTCTCCAAAATTGCTAAAAAAATTATCTGTATCCTTATTAAAATCCTCAATATTTTTTTTTAATATATTTAATTCCTCTACTGGACCAATTAACGCCTCTCTTTCTTCAGGAGTAGGTTTTCGACCTTTCTCAGCTTCGAACTCTTTTGCTCTCTCTTCAGTTAATTTAGATATGTCTTCTTCAGTCTTTTCCTCTACTTGCGTTTTACCAAACCATTCGTCAGCTTTTTTATTAAAATTAAGTGCGAATTTTAGAAGAGCTACACTCATGGGCCGAAGTAAAAAACTTAAAAAATCTCCAAAAGGTTTAAAAAAAATTTTGGTAGCTTGGCCAAAAATCTGTAAAGTACCCTTCAAACTAGCTGAACTTTCACTCACGAAACCTAATATTTTTTTCAAAGCCTCTAAAGATTGATTCAATATTATTCCTATCGGTCCAGCTTTACCAAAAAATTTACCTAGCGATGTAGTAAAACCCTTAGTCATGCCACCAGTTATTGCACCAACAGAACCTCCGCTTTTACTTCCCCCACCAAATAAATCTCCAAAGCCTCCACCTAAATTTAAATTCAAATCAAAGCTTCCTTTATTATTTACCATTTTTATTTATTTTCTTCCTCTCTCTTCTTCCACTATTAATAGCTTTAAATATCTCAATGTCAGAAATACTTGTATTTCTATATTGTTCTGGTGTCCAACCATATGTTCGACACATTTCCTCCATCCTAATGTAAAAAAGAGAATCCTCTTTTACCAAACCCTCTCTGACAGCAACTTGAAAACCTTGGTCACTAAGTTTCTGTATTTCATAGAGGTTAATTAAAAATCAGAGTTTTGACCAAAAGGTTTAAGCTTACTCATAATAGCTTTATTTAATATTTTACCATCATCAGTAGATAAACTATAATATTCTTCCTCAGTTAAATTACTATTGGTAATAACTAACTCTTTCATAAAATTCAATAAATCAATAATATTATTTTCCTTTTCTAATGTGTTTGCTTTAGTTAAATACTCTTCCTGAGCCCTCATAGTAATAGTTTTGAAAATTACTACTTTTTCTTCTTCACCTATTTTTACTTTAATATCCATCTTTTATCTAAAAATACGCACTTATGTTATCAACAGTATATAATACTTTCAATTTACCAGTACCAGTAAATGTTGCCACGATTGCTTGGTTCAAATCGACAGGCTCATCATAAGTTTCATATTGACCAACAACTTTCGCATAAAATTCAATCCTACCACTACCTAAAGCTACTCCATTATGTACATTAAAAATCAAACTTGTCTCTGTTGGTGTGTTACTACTTTGACTACTCCCTCCCAAAAACCTTTCATATTCAGTTTTATTTTGAAATACTTTAGTAAATTTAAATGTAACATTCAATTGATTATCGGCTATGTCTTGATTAGTTCTAGAACCCAATCCCTCTATTTCTTGGATACTGTTATTAATATCTAGGTTAAAGTCTTGAATTACTGTTTGAGCAACTTCTGAACTCTCAGCACCAGAACTCAAATTACTTCTAAAATGCTCTAATACTGGAATATCACTAATTACCTTAGCACTAGCACTAGTACTAGAAGCATCAACAGAACTTCCAACAATACTTGCCGACCATTTAAATACATCATTCAAAGCTGAATCAAAAGATATACTTCCAATCTTACAACCAGCAAATTTCTTTACAACATCAGTACCTCCTACTTCGAATGCACCCTCATAAGTAAAACTTAATGCTTCATCTGTAAGAGTTTTTGCACCATCCCCAGTTTCATCATCAGGATCTACAAAAACATGTCTTGTATCTCCTGTAGTGGTTGTATTTGTAGGAGTACCGAACATGATTTCCAACACTCTCCCATGTTGATATTTAGCCGAGATATCAAAAGAAGCACCATATTTACCTGCACTTAATTGTTGAACGTCCCTTTTTCCGAGACTATAATGTGATAAAATATTATTATTCTCAGTTAAACTTCTACTTTGGATTAAACCCAAATCTTTAGTAGTAGATACAGGAGTATTAAATGTTGTCTCCTTACCCACTAAATTTACTATATTCTTATCTGCTATTGTAACCATTTTTATTTAATTATTTTTTTTTTCTCAGGAGTTGATTTAACTACTGCATAATATATAATCCCAGGTAAGATGTAAAAACATAAACCTAAGAATACTAACCAACCATTAACTTTCTTATCTCTTTTTAATAGAAAATACTCAGGAGTTTCCTCAACTAAATCCCAGTCATTGGACTGGTACATCTTAACCTCATTTAATGCTTTTTCTCTTTTTTCTTTTTCTTCTTCCATTTTTTAACTTCTTTGTTCAAATAAAAGTGGAGCTCTAAAATCTACATTCTTTTGAAACACCTTATCATTTGTTCCACCAAAACTCAACATAGGCCCCTCACCAGTAGGTGTCAAATAATTTAAATAAAATAAATCTTGGTCTATGCTAAGTAAAAAACTTCTAATACTATCATAAAGCTCTTCGGTCTCTTTTGTTCCTACTCCATAAGCAACAAAACTTATTACCATATTAGTCTGTTCCAATTTACCTGATAAAACTAAGTCAGTTGTTGTCGAACTAATAATATCAAAACCGATTCTAGGAAATTTATTTATACTTATTGTTGCTTTTGCATAATCTGGATAAATTCTATCTCCTGATGAACTATAATCATATTGAATGTCTACATTATTAGTACCTGTAGTAGGAGCAGAAGTAAAAGTAACAGTAGTTATACCTGAACTATTTTCAGTAAAATCCCAATCTGTACCATAATCTTGAGAAACACTATCAACAGTTATACTTCGAATATTTTTAACTCCTGTATTTGTTAATATAAACTCAACATCTGAATTATTGCCATTAAATTCTTCTGTTACAGTAGTTACTCCTCTATCACTAATACTAATTAAATCAGCATTTCTTAATCTATTAGTTAGTTCTCGTTTTATATCTCTATTTGATATACTCATTTGCACTTGCAGTTATCGACACTTGTCATAACTAATAAAATCTCAATTTAAATATTTATAAATCTAACTAGAAAATCTTTCCTTCCAGATCTCTAATGCTTGTTTAAATATCTCACCACTTTTACGATTAAAGGTATGGCGTATGAAAGGATTGGCTCTCTGTCCTTTAATAGACTTAACAACTACATTATTACCTTTATATTTGAAAGCTAAGGCTTTCTTTTCTTTAGGTACAATAGGTTTACCTTTAGGACCATAAATACCAGTACCGAACTCAACATATTCAGCATACTCAGGCAAACTCCATTTAATAGTATTGCCCTCTATTCGCATTGTATTAAAAAAACTATTAGCTAATAAAGAAGTGTCCTTAGGTGCAGATTTACTAAATTCCTGACTCATTAAAGCGCCAAAAATCTCTAAAAACTCTTTTTCATATGCCATCTATACTTCTATTAAATGTAACTCACAAAATTTATACACACTAGTAGTACCGAATACATTGTTTCTATCCCTTACATTAATAACTCTATAAACAGTACTTTCTACAGTGATCTTATCTTCTTTATTAATTGTTTGGCTAGGACCTACCATAATGTATGCATCAGTATTTTTTAACAAACCATATCTTTCTTGAATGTGAGAGTTTATACTAGGATTATAAAACACAGTTATATTCTCAGTATCGCCCTCTGTCAATTCCTCAGAACCATCAAATAATAAAGTTTTAGTTACAGGAGTTCTTATAGCAGTTATGCCACTATCAGATAATAAATTAGCAGTAAAATCATCATTATCAGCTACCATGTTTACGCCCTCATTAAATCAGCATTAATTCTTTCTCGGATTCTGTCACGTTCTTTTGTTAGACTATCAACACTACTTGTAAAATGTGGATGGGGGACTCCTTTAGTTACACTATACTCAGGAGCACTATAACTACTAGCAATCCTATAAGTATTACCTATGGCACTCTCACTAGCATTTAAAGCGCATTGATAAAGTATATAATCATCAATCAAACTAGGCCTAGTGAATATCTCTATTAAAGAATTTGATTCATGGCTTAATTTTAATTCATCCACAGTAATTTGATTTGTTGTTGTTGCAGTAATTTTTGCAACGTCAACATGCCCATCAAAACCTTTAATTCTAATATAATCATCAACAGCATAAATACTCTCATCAGAAACAGTTATATTAACACTCGTACCAGCACTTAAAGCACTAGTAGTAAATTCTTGGTCGTCTTTAACATCAACATACCCATAGTAATATTCTACATATAACATATTATTACGCCTAAAATAACTATTATAATTATAAAATCTTAAAAAATCTTTACGTATAACCCCTATACTTTTAAATTTTATATCATCCAAATCAATAGAACTATTATTTTGTTGGATTCTTCTTACAGCCAATAAGGGAGTTTTTTTCACATTAACTTTATCTCGAGAAATTATATTAACCATATCAATAGTAATAGTAGGAGTTACTTTTATATTGAAAGTTTTTAAAGTCTCGGCTTCTACACGAGTAATAATGTTAGTTATTGCAGTATCGTCTAATATTGTACTATCAACACCACTTAAATTACGTACATCAGTCACAGTAACAGTTGTTGCCATAACTAATTTACAGAATTAAATATTTATAAATGTAATTAATAAAAATTACAATCTACCAAACGCAACAAACTTAACCGCAGTCATGGCAGATAAATCAGTACCATTGGAAACCTCAGCTAATGCTCCCCTATACGCTTTCACTTTGGAATTTGTATAATCATACTCGAACACAGTAGCAGTATTAGGACTAATCATTACAACATCTAATGTATTTAACCCTAAATCATTTGCAGTTAAAGATTCTCCATTAGTAGGATATGAACTATCAAAAGCGATAGTGCCTCTTGTCATCATAATACTTCCTGTATTCTCTGTTTTATCGATTGTTATTGTTAATGCCATTTTTAATTCTTATTTGCTCCTAATTCTACTTTTTTCTCGCCTTTTGCTTCTTTCTCATATTCTTTATTTTGGTTCTCAGAAGCAGTTTTTTTTATCTCTTCATTCTTTTTAGAATCCACTTTATTTTTAAGGTCTAAATCTATTGCAGTCATGCCCTGTTCATTAACAAAATAGTTTTTCACTTCTTCAAAATCGAAATCTTGAACACATAACTCCTTACCACCCTGAACAATGTAATCTTTTCTCAAATTCTTTGAAATAATACAACCTCTATCCCTGAAGAATAAGAATGGAACACTTTTATATTTGTAAGTTACAACATATGCATTTTGTTTATTTTTTGGCATAAGTCTAACTCCACCTAATTTTTTTTTCTCTATTTTTGCTACCATTTTTATAACAGAATAAATATATTTTAATGTTTATTATTTATAAAAGTTTCTTTTGATATAATTCCTTATTCTTTTGATTCTTCCTTTTAATTTTACAATCTAAATTTGAACATACTACTGCTCGAGGCTGAGCTGACTGGAAACTATTACCACATTCTAAACAAATTTTAGTCTTTAAATCTACTTTCTGATATTTGCTATTATTCTGACATTTTCTACTACAATACTTTTGTAATTTTCTATTTGCAGTAAAAGATATTTTACACTCTAAACAGATTCTTTTATAAGAGTTTTCTAATTTTGGTTTGAAACTCCATAAATAACCATTTGCAGAACCTCTTTTTCCATTACAACATGCAGAAATATGACCAATATTATAATTTAATTCTCTTAAAATATCCATTAAACAAAACCATTCTTTAACAGGTACTCCATCTTTACTAAATTGATAAATCTTCTTTGAATTGTGATGTTCTTTACCTGATTTTATTTTTTGTAAACCTAAATCATAAGAGTGTTTGACATTCTCACTATCTGTAACCCATTCAAGATTATTTACATGATTATTAGTTTTATCTCCATCAATATGGTTTACTACTCTCTTGTTTTCAGGATTAGGAATATATGTCTCTGCCACCAAACGATGAACAGAATAATATTTAAAATATTCTCCTTTCTTTACTTTAAGCATAAAATAACCATCTCTATTTTTTACTTTTTTAAGAAGTCTTATTTTGTGAGTATTATTATAATTAGTATTTAACACCTCTCCACACTTACTTACATAATAAGTACGACTGTCTTTTATTTTTTTAAATCTCTTATTAGAATAAATTATGTTATCCATAAATAAATAATAAATTAATATTATTTATATATCTTTCCTTTTGTAGAAAACTATGCACTTAAATCACGGATTTTACCATTAGCAGAGAACTGAGTACAAATCAACTCTCCAATAGTAGTATAGAAATTCTTATTTTGGTGTGCTCTTCCAATAGATTCTTCATCAACCATAGTCAATTTAGTAGGTCTTGCAATTCCTAAGAAAATTGTGTCTGTATTTAATAAATAAATTCTTGAACCACCTGAAGTTTCAGTATGTACATCATTATCTTCAATCATAGGAATATTATCAAATGTTGCAACAGTTAATCCTACACCCTGTCCAACTTCTGTGCTTACACCATTAATAGAAACACTAAAATCTTTCATAAATCCAAACCTATTATTTGATTCAAATAAATTTACAATATTAGTATATTGGTCGCTACCAGTTATGATTACATTTGGTTTTTTTCCTGAATTTTGATAAATAGTTCTTATTCCAGTTCTAATCATATCAATAGTAACATTTCTTAAAGAAGCAGAATTGTGATCAACATAAGCATCATAAGTAGTTACAGAATCTCTATCTAAACCATAAATGTCAGCATCTCCTGCGTCTAGACTTATTGTTGCATCAGTTGCTTCGGAATTATTAGAACAAATCCTATCAATTGACTCGAAATTACTACCAGCTAAAGTATCAACATCTTTCAATAATTGTGTGTTAATGTCTTTAATATGGTCTAAACCTTTTAATTCCATCTCTGCTTCAAATGCATATTTATCATCCCCATTTAATAAACTGAAAACAGTACCTTCTGCAAAGATTGTATCACTAATTTTAGGAGTAGTACTAACTTCAACAATAGTAGATTTTACTGCGTCTCCAATTGCGCTACCATCTGCAACACCACCAGAACCTAATGTAACTCCTCTTGCAGTTCTAATTCTCCAACCAGATTTAGTCCATGCAACTTTAGGCAATACATTCCAAGTTTGAGCTTGTTCGTTTAATTGTGAAAAAGCAGTCCTTCCATGAATTGCGTTAAACATTCCACTTGTTCCTGTTAACATAGGATCATCTGCTTTTTGAATTGCCTTATCTAATGCTTCAGCACCATAGAAACTATCTAGGTCTGCGTGTGTATAACTTTTAAAAACTTCTTTATTGTAACTTCTACTCATTTTTAATTTCCTCTCAACATATTCAAACCTTCACTAGGAGAAATTTCCTTTGATTCAATTTTTTTCATTACTTCTGAATATGACATTTTTTCTATATTGTCTCCTTTTTGTAATGGAGCAACACCCTCAACAACTTGAGATACTGTCTCGGATTCTTTTTTAATTTCTAAAGATTTCTTTAACTCAACGTTTTGTTCAGATAAACTCTTAACAACTTCTGAAAGTTCTTTTAAACTCTTTTCGATTGATTCCAACCTATCTGTTTTTTCTTCAGATTTTTCAACTTGAGATTCTTCTATTTTAACTTCTTCTTTCGATTCAGTTTTTTCAACAGACTCAACCTGCTCAACTTCAATATTTTTATTATCTTTTTCTTCTACCATTTGTTCTTCTTCACTTGAAACCTCAGAGCTATTATCAGGAGTGCCAGATATTTTATCCATTACTTCTGTTAATAATGATTCTAAATTGTTAACTTTTTCAGTTAATTCATTAAAACTATCATTAGTTTCAGGTGTATCAGTTGTGGTTTGTTTATCTTCGATGTTTTTTGATAAATCTTCACTTTTTGCCATTGATATTGCCTCCAATGTGGCTCCTTGATTACC